GCTCAATCAATCCAATCTTTCTCTTAAATCCTACATTGGATTTTTCAGAATCCGTAGCAGTTTCAGATTCAAATGATTTTAGACTTGCCTTTGCCTTGTTAAGGGCTGATTGCAAATCCTTTATGTCGGCAGTTAATCTTATTTGAAGCTCATTCATATTTCAAAAATACTAATTTTTAGCCATCTTATCTAAGAAGGCTTGTCTACGAGCTTTAATCATCTCTGGATTGAATTTCTTTTCACCCTGATCAGTAGGCAATGGGAAATACTGCTGAATAGATTTATTAGGACTTTTCTTTGGAATAGAAGTATAAACCTGATATGCTACAAGTCTATACTTTTCCCATTCTCTTGACTGACTTATCTGATGCCCACGCATAGTCAAGATAGTCTCAGCAAAAGTCATTTGATAAAAATTTCTAGGAAGTATGCCTAGTTCACCAAAACATTCTTGGCAAACATCAATCCAGGTTATTTTTTTTTTTCTAACACAGGATCACTAACTGATTCTAATTCCTTAATAGCAGGTAAGTCAACTCCCATAGAAGTCCAAAAAGTTTGCCATACAGAATAAATATCTCCTTCACTAATATCTGCAATCCATTCACCAACCTGCTCAACAGTTACAGATTCCTCAAATCCAACAACATAATCATTACCAATGATTCCTGCGTAAATCAATGTCTTAACAAGTAGAAAGTGATTCTTCTCATTAAGCTTCATGATTCGATTTAGCAAGTCCTCAGTCTCAAAATTGGCTTGCTCACCCTTGTAAATAATCTTGGCTAACTCAATAGCCGAAAAATTGTTAAAGCGTAAAACTCGGTCTTTACCGCCTATGCTTAGTTTTATTATTCCTGTCATGGCACTAATTTAGTAATAAATGTAACAAGCAAAAAAAAAGCCTCTAAAAAAAGAGGCCTTTTAACTAAACACAAACACGAAAACAGAAATTATGATGGAATAGCGTCATCAATAGGTCCAGAACCAGTGATTGTTACAGAGTATGTCTGATACTCAGGAGCAGTAGCAGTCTCATCAAACTGAGAGATAAATCCTTGACCATATCTGATGTAAGAGTTATCAAGTGATTGAAACTTAAATTTCTTGGTTGTTCTTGCGACCACAATATCAAAAATGCCTTCAGCAGAGATTTCACTTCCTCCTGGAGCAGTGTTTACATCGCCTTCAAAAGACATAGTCCAAGAAGCAGTGGAAGGAAGGTTTTGTACAAAATCACCAGTACAATCATTGTTAATTTCTGTTGCACCAACAGAGATTGAAAGAGATTTGGAAGAAGTACAAACTGCCAATTTCCAAGAAGGAGTTGAAGTCAAAGAGCTGTCGATGTAAACTCCAATATTTTTACTAAATAATTCGTTAGCCATAGTCGTTATCAATTATTATTTCAAAGGTATAGGATTTTTTTTTATTATCAAAGTGGTACAACTATGTGAGAATATGTCCTAACATTTCTGTAAATCCAATACTCACTTGTTCTTAATTGAACGCTATCTGATGTTGCAAGGTTGGTATTTCCAATCTTCCAGTCGTAGGCTGTAATATTGATGTCTACTTTATTAGTTGGATTTATTATTGCCTCAATGTCCTCTGCAATATCCAATGCCTGATCCATTCCTGTTGGCCTGGTAAAGCCAGTTACAATGTCTAAGGTTACATCAGCGTTAAACTTCTTGCAACTTGTGTTTGCAATTTCAGAAGTAGTAATGCTAGAAATAATCACATAAGGATATGGTGCCATCTCTGGAATTGAGAATGCATCATAAATTGGAACACCTATTTCTGGATATAGTGCTTGAAAATAACCAGCTTTTAATGCTTTTGATAAATCCATATTCAAAGATAAGGTTTTTTAACGATTTGTAAATCCAAACCTAGAACCCTCCTGCTTAAATGACAATCTGCATCTGCAATTAATTGTATTGGTCATAGAAGCTCCTTGAGTTGAATCACCAGGGTATGCCAACTGCTGACCATTGATAATAAAGTTGTCTTTGATTGGAATAAAGAACTTAGGGTCTGTAAACAAATGAGCATCTCTAGTCCTATCGTCACGGATTGCTTTCCAGGCTTTCTGCCAATTTAATCCTGAGCTTTCTAGTGCAAGAAGTTGTGCTTTACTCATTGCATTGGTAACTTCAGTTCTTGCTATTGTATTGGATCGTAGCTCTAGGTCTACTTGTCTAATTAAGTCAGCTATCTGCTGATTGCTTAGTCCTTGACTTCTGCTTTTGCCAATTAACTCGTTTACTCGCTTGACACCTGTCGATAGTACTTCTGCAATTCTAAATCCTATGTAGGTGCTAAGAAACCCATCCATAAGCTTTCTCCAGAAGGAAGTCATCTCGTTTACATCCTGAGGTGCAAGAGTACTTGCAACCTCATCAAAGATGTCTTTTTTGTTTATTTGTTGATTGGTTATTGGCTTGACAAACTCATTCCAAGTTAATGTGCCCTCATCATCCATTATAAGCTGATACATGGCTTGATACACCATAGATATACCTTGACCACTAACAGAGCCGATGTCTTGTCCTGACTCAAATAAACGGGCCATTTCATCGTACTGCTCATCCAATGCTCGGTTAATTAACCTAGCAAATCGTTTCTCAAAATAAGAATGTCTTGAAAGATATATTTTGTCAGTGTAGTTCATTTAGAACGATCATATATTTCTACTCCTCCCCAGAAAACTAAGAAGCAGAAAGATACTGATAAAAGATAAGCAAACGGCTTGTTGCACCATAGTGCAAACTCTAGGATTCCAGAGCAAATTGATAGGCACAGAAATGACAAAGCAATAATCTGTGCTAAATCCTTAAATTGTTTCATTGTGTTTGTAGAAGTTTCTTAATATTAGTTAAAGTTTTCTCAAACTCCAACCTTGCGTTCTTATATAAATAGCTTCGTGATGGTAAAGGATAAAATGGGTCTTGAGTTCCTTTGAATTGACTAGCGTATTCTACTAATCCGTATTGTTGTAAAAATGACTTATCTACCCTAGCTCCTGTTCCAAATTCAATAAAAGGAGCATAGTTTACATTATTGATGCCGCCAGCCTTTACAATCCAGGTTAATCCATTGTTTGATACAACAGAACGAATTGTTCCTTTTAATGCCCCAGTATCAACGGGTACATCTCTTTGTGCGTCAGCTTCAGTTCTTTCTGCCCACCCTCTAACTTCTTTATAGATGCCAGCCTGTACCTGTTCGGAGTACTTATCTAAATCCTGTAATAGAATATTAATCCCGCTAACCTTAACTTGGACTGCCATTTCTATTAGTTGTTTCCATTGCAGAGAATGCCTTGATAGTAACATACCTTCTTAATGGATCAACCTTTGGTGCAAGAGAAGTAAAGTAAAATCCTCTCCACTCAATCTGATCACCATTTTGAATTATAACAGAAGGGTTATAACGAATTACTACCTCAATTAAAGTTCCTAACTCTTGCTTTTGCACAATAGTGTCCACGCTAGGTGTAATCTCTCTAACACTAGCACCCTTTGGCTCATAGTAAGTAGATACGGTATTAATCAAATTCCCAGTAACAGGATTTTGAGTCTCAATAGACCTTTTAAATACCACTTTTTCTCGCATCATGGGAATACTATTCTTCTGTATGGATTAACTAACAACTTAACCTCGCTTAACAAATCAGGCTTAGAGTAAGCCTCTCTGTATTCGTAGTAATGGTAGGCTTGACGATAGATTGCTTGCTTAATTGCATCGTTTACCAAACTTGCATTTGTTATATAGGTAATATCGATGTCTTTACCATACTCCTTTAGCAAATCACCAAATAAAGTGTATCCTGCCGTAGTAATAGAAGTAATAGGCCCATAAGGCAACTTATAGTTCTTTGGAAGATGCAATGCCAATAGTCTTATGGTTCTAATACCCAAAGACTTCTGCATATACTGCTCAATGTTCTGTCTTGCAGACTTTAAAAACAACAAAATTAAATTGTCATCGGTATCAAAGTCAATCCTTGCGTAGTCCTTAAAGTCCTCCACATTGTAAGGTTCCACATAGTTTGCCTCACTTGTAAAAGTGACCTGAACTCCTGTTGCACCTTGATAGTCATATACTGGCAATATATCGCCAAGCATATCTTCGTTAAATTCGTAGCCTGCCATGTTGTAAAGATAATAAAAAAGCCTTGGATAAATCCAAGGCTCTTATTCTAAACTATTGACTTCTAATTAAGAAGCCAAAGTTACCTTAATGAACGCATTGTCATAGAACACAGGAAGTGCAACTCTCTCCTCAACACGAACCAAGATTACGTTCTTCTCAGCATCATCAGAGTTCTGATCGAAGAATCTAATACGAGGAGCCTGGCGAGTCAACAACTGAGCTTGGTTCCAATCACCAACGATACCAGTTCCTTGAGAAAGGTAAGAGTTAGAGAATACTGGAATACCAACAACATTAAGTTGACCAGTCAAAGGATTGACAGTTACAACACCTGGGAAGTCATACTCACCAGAACCAGCAGCCTTACCCAACAAGATGTTTACATAATCTTGGTTAGACAATACGATTCCAGTTGGAGTGTGAAGGTTGTTCTTCAACTGACGCAAAGCAGCATCAATCAAGATTTCAATGCTTACAGTCTTAGAACCGTTGTAGTTCTCAGAGTTAGCAGCATCAAGAAGCAAACCTTGGATAAAGGTGTCTTCCTTCTTCAACAATTCAGCACGACCTTTGTTCTGCAAGAATGAAGTCATCCAAGCCAAATCTTCAATCATAGATACAGGAACTCCTTTGATAAGACCTGCGATCCACTCGGCATCAGCCTGGTAAGTAGTCATCTTAGGCTCAATCTCAGGCTTAGAACCGTCTCCGTATGCCCAAGTGTTAGCTCCACCAACGGTAGCGTTTTCTTTAGGATACTTAACAAATTCACCAGACATTGTTCCTCCAGGGAGTACATTTCTGTAATGAAAAGACTCATACTTAACCAAGATTGGGTCTCTGAAGTCAGTTACGAAAGGCTCATAACCTGTGAAGTCAGAATAGTTGAAATCTTTCATGGTCATTTCCATGCCCTTACCAGATTTTACATTCTTAACCATCTCAGCGTGGTTAGACTTCAAAGTCTCATGCAAAGACCATCCGAAGTTCTTACGATCTACTTTAGCAGCAGATTTTTCGGTGATGTCAGCAAGAGCCTTATCCATTTCCATCTGGATGTCAGCGTGCTTAGCCTGCATATCAGCAGTAAGCTTCTCCATTGCGTCTTTAACTTTGGTGTCAAAGCCAGTAACGTCTTTTTCTCTTTCAGTAGAGAAGTTTTTCTTCAGGGTTTGTAGCTCTTCAGCTAGGAAGTCCTGAACTTCCTTAATTTGCAATTCTGCCATGATTTCTAAATGTAGATTTAAGTGATTCAATTAATTTATTACTATCCAAATCGGCTTTAACCTCTTCTAAAGTAGCAGGAGCTGGCTTTAGAACTTCGTAAAGTGATTTAAGTCTTTCTTCTAGTTTGACAAGTGTCTCATCCGTAGCGTCAGAAGTCTTTACAAACTTTTCAAGTCTGTCAAGATATTCAAACGCATCGGTCTCAGATTTCAAGTCAATAAATGTAGTCTCAGGATTAGCTCCTAGAAACTGTACTGCTGATCCTTCGTACATAATTACTTCTTTAATAACATTAGCTTTTCTATTGCCATCAAAGTACTGCTTGTCCTTAGGAACTGCAAATCCAAAGCTATGCTGGTTGATAAGTCCTGACTCTACCATTTTCATGAAGTCAACACCTAAGCTATGAGTGCCAATCTTAGCCTCATATCTCAATCCATTCATATCCTCTTCCAAATTGGTAATCAAAGCAACAGATTTCCTTGAGTCATGGTCTAGCAAATACTTAATTAGCTTTTTACCATTAGGGCCACGCTCTTGAATTGTCTTGGCAAATGCTCCTCTTTCGATCACATCACCATCCAAATCTTTGTTACCAAACATTGCAAAATATCCAGAAACAATTCCTTGTTTCATGTCCATATCTTGAAATCCTTGATTAATACCCTTAGTTAGAAAACCCATATTGCTCTGTTCTTTTATTTCACCTAATTCCCTCAGTTTACTTCTGCTCCACGATAGTGCTGCCTTTCCTCCCCAGGCATCGTACATTAAAAGTCCGCAGCCATCATCATAAGAGCTTGAAGATTGTAAATCAACTTCATGCCTGCTAAGATAGCTATACATCCGCTTGATTGTATCTACTGATACAGGCTCGCCTTTTGCAAGCTGATTTGCTCTTTGCTTCCCAACATCTGTGCCACATGGCCCCCAGCCGTTCTGCTCAACATATTTAAGAACCCTTTTAGCGTTATTTCTAACTGCTTCAGGATAATCTGAATAGCTCTTCTGCTGAATAGATGTCAAATCGCAATCCTGATTCATACACAAAGATTGAAAAAAACTATCAAACATACAAACTCATAGAAGGTGACTAATATTTCTTCTTGTATCCTGTCCACTCTCAAACCGATAGTAGTGAAATAAGTATATACCTTTAGCGATACCAATTCGTAACCTTTGTCTCATTATCTGCTTACAGAAATGATAGTCAAAGAAATGTCCTTTAATCTGGATGCCCCCTTCAGGAATACCACCTACAAGTTCCCATGTCTTCTTACTAAACAGCATAAACAAGCCACCAATAACCTGGTTATGAAACATCACATTACTTCCATGCTCATTGTACAAATCAACTGCAATCTTTCTGTGATTCATAATATCTGAGTCATCGGACTTCTGTCCTCCAACTAACTGATAGTGTAAACCAAGTCTGTTAGTCATGCAGCCAACCAAATCAAAGTCTCCTTTCTGGGCTATATC